TACCGATTATCTGATATTTACTCTTGCAGGTCAGTTCCGTCAAAATCTGAATCTGTTGCTTTTGATTCTCTGCTCTCCGGAATGACCCGCATATCTCTCTTTCGGTCACACGCATCCGCTCCCCTATTCTGTTAGTTTCTGCTTTTTGGTCTCTGTACGCTCGACGTTTATCTCGCCTTTGCTATTCTGTGATATAGATGCTTTGACCCCACCTCGGAGGTTCAGAGTGACCTTTGCCAGTCCTCCGGTGTATATCTCCTCAACTGCTGCCTTGAGAATGTTCACGATGCCCTCACTGCATCTCTTTTCCGGTGCTGCTGCCTCTCCGAACAATGCAGCGACGTTCTGCATCGCCTTTTCTTTCCTCTGTTTCTCTTTCTGATACTCAACCGCCTGTTCGCAGGTGCAGGACATTGTCGCCTGTTCCTCTGCCTGTGGCTGTGTCAATTTCTCCTCGCTGTCAATCTGCACCATCTGTCCGCAGAATCGACACGGTGCTGTGTTGATGATGTTTCCCATGTTCAATCCTCTCTTTCTGTCGCTCTCATGCGACCTCCTGCAAAATTATCTTTCTGAATATGCTCTCAAATATTGGAACTGCGATGCTGTTCCCTGCTTGGTCATATAAAGCCTTGTAGTATTTCCCGTTTCTTTCTTGAACTGCTTTCGCCCTGTCAAAATCCTCGTCTGAATATCCCATCAATCTCCAACACTCACGCTCTGTCAAATACCGATACCGTCCATCTCCTC